AATAACATTGATCCAGTGGATCTAGGAGTAACAAAAGGTGCACTTAGATCATTAAGTGATGCTGAAGGACAACGAATAGGTGAAATGTTACGTAAAGGTGGATTCGAGTTTGGTAGGGATTTACCACCACTAACAGATGCAGCAGGTAATCCAATACCAGGATTCCCAAGGGACTTTGGAGCTCAGACTCTACGAACAACAGTTGGAGATGTTGCTAATATAAATAAAGGATTAACAGATTTAAGACGAGCCAGAGAGTTTTATGCTAAAGGCATTAATAGATTCGATGATGCTGTGGTTGAAAAAATTTATGCTGAAAGTAAAAAAGGATCGCTAAGACTAGATCCAAAAAGATATTTAGATCAATTAGTTAAATCTGATCAACCTAGCGTTTTAAGAAGATTTTTGTTTGCAGTTAGAGGATCACCACAGTTTAAAGATTTCGATGCAGGACAAAGATTTTTAGATAAGCAGTCTATTAATATAGGTGGTAGGTCCTTGAGTATTAAACAAGCCGAAGATTTACTTCCTCAATTTGCTGATGGTAAACAAAAAACAAATTTAATAAAAAGGATTGAAGCAGCTAAACGAAAAGCTACAGAATTATCTGGACGAGTTGGGACAGAACAAAGTGATGCAATGAGACAATCCTTAGCAAGAGCTTGGTTTGAAAGAGAGTTAAATAATGCAGATAATCTTACAAAAGTAAAAGGTATAGATGTTTTAAGTGGTAGTAAGATAGCTGATAAAATAGATGGCCTTGGAACAACTGCTGATGAGTTATTTAAAGGTTATTCTAAAGATGTCAAAAATCTAGCAAAGTTGTTAAGACAAACTGGCACAGAGGGGTTTGATGAAAATGTATTAGCACAATTTGGCAGAAGTGACATGCCTGGTCTTATACGTGGTCTGCAACAAGCAGTCAAAGATCAAGCGGCTTTCAAAGAGGATTCTTTTTTACGTAGTCTACAAGCTAATGATGCTGAGGGAATTGTTGGACAATTATTTAAAAAACAAAATGCTTTGAAAGTTAAACAATTTGTTAATGGTAATTTAAAAGTTAACAACATACCATTAACCGAATATGGTGGGTTTAATCCTGGTCTAGTAGATAAAGTAAAAACTGCTGCTTTATCAAAAATATTAAGAAGTGTTGGTGATGTAGACTCGCCTGCCTTTAAAGACGCTTTTATATCTGGTCGACTTGGTAAAAGATTTCAAACTGTATTGAATGATTATGGTGTAGAAACCTTAGATGCTATGCTTGGTAAAGAAACTACAGAAGGTTTGTTTAAATTAGCCAATAATATGATAAGAGTTTCCAATCAACCTTTAGCTGGAAGAGGCGGATTGTCTGCACCAAACATAGCTATAGGTTTAGGTTTAGGTGCTTTTTTACTTAATCCATTAGCAACTTTACCCGCTGCAGCATTTTATTTAGGAATGTCTACTGTGTTGCGCAAACCCGCAGTATTAAATTTAATATTAGCAAGTAGAAAACCTGGTGCAGATAAATTAGGTCAAGCATTTCAAGTTGTTAATTCAACTGTAGCTCAACTTGGTCAAGAAGCAGTCCGTAGTGACGAAGGTGTGTTTAATGTACCACCAGAAGTATCACAACCAGTGCAACAAGCAATCACAGATGTTAGTAACATAAAAATACCTAATATTCAGCCACCCGTTAATGTAGGATCAACGGGTGGTGTCAATCCAATATTAGTGCCAAACCCCGTAACTAGAGCAACAGTAGGAAGTCAATGAACATAGAACAACTTAGAGAAGAACTTAAAAGAGATGAGGGATGTGTTTACTCCGTGTACCTCGATCACTTAAATTTACCTACGACAGGTATAGGCCACCTTATCAATGAGTGGGATGAAGAGTATGGTAAGCCAGTTGGCACACCAGTATCGGAAGAACGAGTGAATGAGTTATTTGATAAAGATATACAAGTAACACTTGATGAGTGCACAGTGCTTTATGATGATTTTTACACTTTACCCGAAGAAGCACAATTAATTATAGCCAATATGATGTTTAATCTTGGACGGCCTCGTTTATCTAAATTTGTGCGTATGCGTGAGAATGTGAACAAAGGCGATTGGAAAGCCGCTGCATCTGAAATGCGTAACTCCAAGTGGTACGATCAAGTAACCAAACGTGCAGAGAGGTTAATTGATCGTATGGAGAATATATCCACTTAGTGTCTATTATCATTAAATTTTTTTTGTAAACTCTCCAAGTGTTCAGGTCTGACTTTACCCATATTTTCTTTCATTTCTATTAACTGCGCTTGTTTATCGGGCGGACTATTTTTGTCTTTCTTCTTTTGTATCATACCTCTGATAGCTAAGACTTGTTTATTTGCCCAGGATGTAGCGCACTTTTGCATACAGAAATGACCAAAGTTCATCTTGTAAAAACCCGTCCATATTTTATATCTATAGTGTCTACGTCCATTCCAATCTGTACAAACGGGTTCGCCTATAACAGTGCCTCTAGTTGGTTGAAACTTATCTGGTCCATCCTTACTATTGACCTCTTTTATTTCTCTTTGCGCAAACCTTTTACAATACCAACATTGCATTTTGTGTGGTTTAATTTGCGGTCCAGTTAGATTTTCTTCAGACATATTATTCACCTTCACAATATTGCTCATTTAAAATATCATCAAATTCTTTTTTTAATGTTTCGTATTTTTCTGCACGATCCAAAATATAATTAACAGTTCCTGCTAAAGGCATTTTTAATTTTTGAGAAAGTTCTTTTATAGATCTGTAAACATTTTCATGAACATTAATCTGTTTAAACTTTTTTAATGGTTGTCTTCTTAAGTAAGAGGCTAATTCCATTATTGCCAATTGTTTAGCTTCCTTAACATCATCCTCTGAAACACCAACTAAACCATCTGATATTGCATCTCCAGATGATAAGTAGTAATAACAATTTGAAGGTTTTAAATAATGTTCTTCTAAATTTTTTAAAGTTTGTGCTTTAGAAGTTCTTGAAGAACTATAATCATTTAAAATGGAATCTAGTTCCCAATCCATCTGTATTAAAGCTTGATTACCCATATTTTCCTCCTTATTAAATATGATATGATATGATATGATATAATACTTTTTTAGAGGATTACAAGTGTTTTATGAAATTTCTCCCCAATCTTTTCCGATTTCCATATCTACTTTGCTTGGGACATTTAACTTAAGACCTTGTTCCATGATCTCTGTAATCTTGTTTGCTTGTTCTTGTGAACTTATACTAAAGCAAAGTTCGTCATGAACTGTAAGCAAAGGCACTAAGCCTTCGTTGTAACAATCAACCATGGCTTTCTTTGTTTGATCTGCTGCACTACCTTGTATCAATCTATTTAAAGCCTTATACGTAAAAGCTCGTCTAATACCTGGGCCATATTTCTTTTCAGCTTCTTCAAACTTATAGGGTTGATTATAACCAAATGTCTTTGGCTCCCACATATCGAACCTACATGACCTACCTAACACAGTTCGTACTCTACCCATCTTTTGTGCACGTGACATTACTTGATCTGCGAGTTGTTTAACGAACGGAACTTTACGATGGTAAGTATCTAATAACTCATTAGCCTCTTCAAGTTTAATATCTAAAGTGTTGGCAAGTTTTTGTTTGCCCATGCCATACATAATACCAAGATTAACTGTCTTAGCCTCTTTTCTAGATATGTTTGCCATGTCTGCAACCATCTGATGAAAGTCAACATCATCTTGTTGATACTGCTCTATAATGTTATCCACAGTAGGATTACCTTTGTTTACGACCCCACAATAGTGAACCAATAACCTTGGCTCTTGGCTACTATAGTCAAAGCTACCCCACTTCTCGCCTTCTTCGGGTATAAATAGACCTCGAATCATTTTCTTAATCTCTGGATCTCTTGATGGTATTTGTTGAAGATTAGGATTAGAAGAACTAAATCTACCCGTCACTGTGCCACCATCATCGTTACGTAGTTGATGCAATTCACAATGTATTCGACCTTTATAACTATGTTTAAGTATACTATCTATAAATGTATTGTGCGCCTTATCTAATTCACGAAGTCTTAATACCTTAGCTGCTATGGGATGTGGACAGTTTTGTAACCAAGCTTTTGTAAATGATGCTTGTTTGCTTTTATCCGTTTCATCGTAATGAATATTGTGATAGTCAAATACTTTAGCTACACTTGTTGCCACCCATGGTTCTATGTCTATGTTGGTATCATCTTTTATCTCTTTAAGTATTTGTTTCTTCATCGTAAGTAATTTAGTTTTAGTTTGCTCTGCCTTATCTAAATCTACACGTACACCTTTACTTCTCATCTCGAACACACAAGGTATAAGGCTTGTTTCTAATTCAAATATACTTGATAACTCTTCTTTATTTATTAGTGGCTCAAAGTGATTCCATAATCTAAGAGTCAAAGCTGCATCTTGTTCTGCATAGGTCCCTACGAATTGTGATGGTAATTTCCATAATTCTTTCTTTGGATCTAATCCAAAATCCTTAGCTGCCGACTTCAACACCTTTTCATCCTTGCGCTCGCCAAGATAATCACGACCCAAAGCATTTAGTGCAAAACTAAATCTGTTTTCATTAATAAGTGGAGCAGCAATCATCGTATCAATAATCTTACCTTTTACATCCACATTTGCCCACTTGAGCCATCCTGCATCATACATTGCATTGTGCATAATCTTGGGTATGTGTGGTGTATCCATCTGTTTTCTAAGCCAAGTAAAAACTTTTTCTTCTGGTATATTCCCACCACCTTGGTGCCGAAAGGGATAATATCCCACGAAATCCCCCGCTGCGACAGCTACTCCCACGATAAACCCATCGTTACGTGTCCATCCTGGGCCAAGTTCCATTAAGTTTGGATCACATGTTTCTAAGTCAATGGCTATGTATTTAGAATTAGTAAGATCTGGAAAGGATTGAGGCACTGTCCATTCTTTTTCTAACGTATTCATCTCCATACGTTCTAAAAAACTTATTGTGTTTTTATCTTTCATTACATACCACACATACCATCACACTCATCTAAGAATGATAGTTGCCCTTTCTCTTCCATTGTTTGTAAGTCAGCTTCATCTAATGGCTTTAAGGATCTGTGCACAAATTGCTCACGTCCTTTATCTGTGCCAGTAGTTCTTATCTTTTTATCCACGGCCACCGCATCTTCCCAACCTTTAGGATCGTTGTCTCTTAGGTGTCGCCATTCATTATTGTTTTTGTATGGACAAAATGTACAAGCAGATCGTGGTAGATATTTTTCTGGGTAATGTTTAGCAAACCAATTCTGACAATCATATCGTTTCATGCCTAGTTCTAACAGTGGCCATCGATTGTATAACCATTTGTCTCTAGATTCTTTTACACGTTGTAGCTCGTCTTGACTTATACCTATCCATTGTTCAAGTATAACTCCTGGTTTAACTTTGTGATTTTTCTTTACACCAAGTAATTCTCTAAACTTTTTCTGTATTGGCTCAATCTTAAACTGTGTTGTGCATTGCCTACGACCAAAACCATCTTTGACATGAAAAGGCACTACACAATAATCTCTGTTTGTGCCTCTGATGTTAATGCCCTCTGTTATACTTTTACGTAAGTCTCCCGCAGTTGTTTGGTATATTGGGTAAGATAGTTGTGTAGATAGCCACTCAAGATGTGTGTAAACCTCATCGGGTTCTGCTTGTGTATCAGCAAACACTGCACAGTCTGGCTTGGGTGTTATCTCTCCACGTTCTGCCATTAGTGCCATTACAGAAGATTGCACACCTGCGCCTAAGCTTATGACCCTCATTGTTGGATTAGGGTGTGGTTTGAAATAACTACTTATCATCTTTCTCTTCTGCTCCAAGTGCGCCATATCCACAGATATCGACCCACGAATCTGTATGACCAGGTGTTTTCACTAAACGTGAAATCTTCAATGCCAATAAACAAAGATACACCATTCTTACAGAAACTTTAATACCTAATATTGCTGACCACATAGTAGCAACTCTTTCATGATTTTCATAGGCATCCCCATAATCCCTTGCTCTATCGCCCGTAATAAGTTGCCCCGCCTTAGCTAACACGTTCTCTCTTTTCATATCATGTACCTATACTTTCCAAATGAATCTACTATGTGTAAGTTATGCTTTGCTCTAGTAACCCCCGTATAAAACACACGATGTTCATCATCTTGATTAGGTGCATTGACTGCAGGATAGCATGACTCAGATAATAATATTACATTGTCATCCTCTCCGCCTTTCATCTGATGTATTGTCGATAGTTTAATACGAGGCTTATCTAGATCCTCTCCCCTTCGTAATATGGCTGCCCTATATGTCTGATCATCTTCTGACATGTTTACAACATCCTCAGATCTCATAGACTTAGGCGCAACCAATCCATGATTAGCCACAAGTTCGTTATATGTTAAACTGCTTTGTGGATCTAAATAATCTAATGTCTTAGCCGATCCTCTTTTGACCACTTGATTCTTGCCTTGCTTTGGCACAAACCCATAGAACTGCTTGATCATATCCAAGGCTATAGGTTTATCTTCACGTAAATCTTCCCACATCTTTATAAACTGTGTGTACTGATTATCAAATGACACTTGACCAAATCGCTCGTACAAATATCCATTATCACGTAGATTTGTTTCTATCTTACTAACAATCTTGTTAGTTCTCGC